GTGATAGTAAGCCACTGATTTTAAAGGATTTTTTTAGGCGTTGACATTCATAACGAATCATGTTAGCTTATAAGTATAGTTAATAACAACGGTGATTCATGAGAGATTTATCCACACTAGCCAAACTTCTTGCTGAAGAAGATATTAATGTTGTCCATAGGCAACAGGAAACAGCTGCATTTGACGTTAAAAATCGTGAATTATCTTTACCTATCTGGAAAGAAATGAGCAAAGATGTTCAAGACTTAATGACAGTACATGAGGTTGGACATGCTCTTTGGACTCCTTTAGAAATGTTAGAAAAAGCTCGAAAAGAAAATATTGAATTTTCTTTTGTTAATGTTTTAGAAGATGTACGAATTGAGAAAAAAGTTCAAAATAAATATCTTGGTTCTATTAGAGTTTTTAGTCGTGGTTATAAAGAATTAATTGGTAACAATTTTTTCGGTACTAATGATAAAAATGTTTCTAAAATGAACCTAATAGATAGAATTAATCTTCACTATAAACACTTTCCAGATATTTATTTTTCTGATAGTGAAATGGTTTGGGTTGAAAAAGCTAATCAAACTGTTACTCCAGATGATGTTTTAGAATTGGCTAAAGAATTATATGAATACATTCAAAACAATCCTCAATCACAAGGTCAAAACCCTGCTGAGGAGAGTTTAGAAGACCATATGAATGCAATGATGGGCCCATCTGAACAATCAGGTCAAGAAGAAAATTCTGACGATTCTGATCAAGATATGGACGGTTCTGCAAATTCAAATCAATCTGATGATGATAATTCTGAAGAAAAAACAGATAGTTCTGAAGGTTCTGGTAATGAAGATGGTGAGTCTTCTGAGGATAATTCTACAGAAACTAGTAATTCTTCTGGTGATGAAACCTCTGAAGAAACCGAAAATGCTTCTAGTAATTCTGATAAATCAGATGAAACCTCTGATGATACCTCAGAAAGTAAAGATACAACTTCAGAAAATATGGGAAAAGGTAGTGTAGGCGGTGGTGGTCATATCACTGCAACTACAGATTCTACTTCAAAAGAATCTTTTAAAAGTTTGTTAGACACTACAGCAAAAGATAGGTTATATGGATTTGTTCCTAAAATTGACCTTAACAAAGCTATTATTGATTACAAAACAATTATCAATATGTATAACAAACAATTAAATTTAAATATTAGAAATTTTGGAAATAATTATCCTAATAGAGTTTTGGCAGACTTAGACAAGTTTACAAAAGAAAACAAAAAAACTGTGGCCTACATGGTTAAAGAGTTTGAGATGAAAAAAGCTGCAGATCAGTATGCTAGGTCTTCTACTTCAAAAACTGGTTCATTAGATATGGGTAGTTTACATACTTACAAATTTAATGATGATCTATTCAAAAAAGTTACAACATTGCCTGGAGCTACAAATCATGCCTTGGTTTTGTTTCTAGATTGGTCTGGTTCTATGGCCAGAAATTTACAAGGTACTTTGAACCAACTATACAATCTAATTTGGTTTTGTAAAAGAACACAAATTCCTTTTGAGGTTTTTGCTTTTACTGATCATTGGAATACTAAAGAGGATGTAAAAAATAATAAAATCACAAGTTTTAAATCTGGTGATTTAATAATAGAAGGTTGTAATCTTTTACAGTTCTTTTCTAGTAAAATGAACAATAATGATATTGTGAAAATGATGGGTCATTTAAATATGTATGCCTCACAGTGGGATTATAATCAAAGGACTTATTGGCCAACTGTTAAATGTCTTGATTTAGGTGGAACACCATTGGGCCAGGCCGCGGCTTGTGCATTAGAGTTTGTTCCTATGTACAAAAAACAAACTGGTGTACAAAAAATCAACACAGTTTTTCTTACTGATGGTGCTGGTTGTCGTTTAGAAAAAGTTTACTCAGTTTTAGAAAATCATCGTGGTCAAACATATAATGGTTATGAATATGCTCATTGGGATAGAAATCTGATGTTAACTGATAAAACTACAAATACTACAATTTGTTCTTCTGATTTTAACTCAGATACTACAGCCATGTTACTTGAACTTTTAAGAAAAAGAGTTCCAGATATGAACATTGTAAATTTCTTTGTTGCTGGAACAGGTCGAGCTGGTAAAGTTTGTAAACACGCAGTTCGTAATCTTGTTAGTGGTGGCAAAAATAGAATACATGATTGGTGGGAAACAACTCAATTAACAAAAGAAGCAGTCAAAAAAATCAATAAAGAAAATGTTGGTATTTTTGAAAACAGAGATGGTTTTGATCAAGTTTACATACTCCCTGGCCTAAAGTCAGAAATGGAAGATGAAAACTTAGATGTTGATGTTGGTGCTAGTAAAGCACAACTCAAAAAGGCTTTTGGAAAAATGGCAAATGGTAAAACAACAAATCGACCTTTGCTAAATAATTTTGTAAAAATGGTAGCTTAAGCCCTTGACTTTGCTACCGAATCATGGTAGCTTTAGATATATGATGAAATTTTGTGAGAGGAATATATAATGAATTTATCACCGCGTAAACAGTTGTTTGTAGACACTGCTTCAGAAATGTTTGGTAATGGTGCCACTATTTCAAAACCTCAGATTAGAGATGCTGCTTCAAAAGCAGGTGTTCCGTTTCCATCTTGGTTTAAAACTTGTAAAGTTGCTTACAATCAATTTAAACTTCCATCAGAACAGGAAGCTATGACTACTTTGACTAACGTGGCTAATGATGAAACTGTAAATACTACAGTTAATTTGGTTGCTACAAATATGGAAAGACAAAATCTGATACCTTCAAAATTTGTTGGTTTTGTACCTTGGGGGCATCACTCAACAATTAAACAGATTGTACAATCTGGTTTATTCTATCCTGTATTTGTTACTGGTTTATCTGGTAATGGTAAAACTCTGATGATTGAACAGATTCATGCTGAGATGAATAAAGAACTTATTCGTGTAAACATCACTATCGAAACTGATGAAGATGATTTGCTCGGTGGTTTTCGACTTGTAAATGGTGAAACCAAATTTGTTCCTGGCCCTGTTATCGAAGCCATGGAACGTGGTTGTACTTTACTTCTTGATGAGTGTGACTTAGGTTCTAATAAACTTATGTGTCTACAGCCTGTTCTTGAAGGTAAAGGTGTTTATCTCAAAAAAGTTAACAAGTGGGTTACTCCTAAAGATGGTTTTAATGTGATGGCCACAGCCAACACAAAAGGTAAAGGTTCAGAGGATGGACGTTTTATTGGAACTAATATTCTTAACGAGGCTTTCCTAGAACGATTTGCTATCACTATCGAGCAACCCTATGCAACAGCAGCCACAGAAAAAAAGATTGTTCTTGGTTCTATGAAAAAGTATGGTTCTGTCGATAAAGAGTTTGCTACTAATCTTATCACTTGGGCAGAAGTTATACGAAAAACTTTCTTTGATGGTGGTGTTGATGAAGTTATTTCGACTCGTAGGTTGGATCACATTGTCAAAGCTTTCGCTATCTTCAAAGATAAAATGAAAGCCATCGAACTTTGTGTTGCTCGATTTGATGATGATACAAAACAGTCTTTCTTAGACTTGTATACTAAAGTTGATGCTGGTGTAGAACTTACTGATGAAAATCAAACTGAAGAAATCTTAGATGATGAAACTTCAGACGAGCCACAGTTCTAAATAAGCAAAAAAAAAGTTATGTAGGGGTTGTAATTTGGTATTACAATCCTTATATATAATAGAGTGGCGCCATAAAGGGTCACAATATTAATCTTGCTTAGTAAAGGAGATAAAAATGGTTACGAGCAAAAATCTATCGTTGTTATTCGACAACTTCAATCAATTAACACCATATGCAGTAGGATTTGAACGCCAGTTTAATCGTCTAAACGATTATGTGGCGCATCAACAGACTTCCACAGGTTTCCCGCCTTACAATATTCGTAAGGAAGGAGATTTAAATCATGTAATCGAAATGGCACTTGCTGGTTTCAGCAAAGATGATATCGAAGTAGAAGTCGCTCAAGGTGTACTTACAATCAGATCAATGAAAGAAAATACAGATGATGAAGATACTATCCATCGTGGTATTTCCTATCGCAAATTTAATCGTAAGTTTACTCTTGCAGATGATATTGTTGTTAATGATGCAAAATTAGAAAACGGGCTTCTTACAATTACTCTGGAACAAATCATTCCAGAAGAGAAGAAGCCAAAATTAATTAAAATTCAATAATTTTAAAATTTGCAAAAGAGGGGTTGACAAGACTCCTCTTTTGTGTTAGTATAGTTAAAATGAAAGTTATAGTATGACTAAAAATATTGCAGATCATCTTCAGCCATTGAACGATAAAAAATCAGAAAAAAAGCTAGCATATTATGAACAGCCTTGGTGGCAAGGTAGGACTCATGTTCTGGATTTAGATACACCAGTTCCAATTAATATTGAAAATGTTACGGATGGAAAAGTTACGTCTACAATTATTCAATCTGATGAACCTTTTACAGTAGATGATTGGACAAAAATGCATGAGGATGCCATAGCAAGTGCAGATAAAAAATTAAAGGCTGAATGGGATGCAAAAAGAAAAGAAAAAATAACTCTAAAAAGATTATTTAAGGAGCTTAATAATGACTAAAGAATTAGAAGACTATGAATTGATACCAGAGTCCGAAGTTTCAGACAAGAATAAAACCATCTATGCGAAGTGGCGAGAAAAGTGGAAAAAGGCAAATGAAGAGTTGTTTGAAGCTGACCCAGTTGCAGCAGAAGCTGAACTTGAAAAGTATATAGAGTTTAGACGTAAAAATGCATTAAAAAAAGCAGATGATAGAAAAGAGTATGATGAACACGAAAAAAATAATACACTAGATGAACTTTCTGAAGACAATTTTTTTCATCCAAAAAATACAGTGGGCGGTGTAGCTGGACATGATTCAGTTGACGTTGTTGATGTAGATAGTCAAAATGCTGGAATGAAAATTAATATGAGGCCTCAACTTGCAGTTAATATTATGAAGGTTGAGTTTCCAGAAGAAATATTAGTTGAATTAAATGACCATGTTGATACAGAAATTATTCCAAATAATACTGATCACTCAAAAGGTTTAGTTGGTCAAATTAATCGTACTGAAAAATCTAAACAATTAACATTTCCGCATGAGGGAGATGAAGTTGGTGAAATGTTTGCTGGAGTTCTAGAGTCTTTAGCAAAACAGTATGTTAGAGGTACTTTAGGTAAAGATTGTAGTCCATCTGTCGATAGTATGTGGACAGTTCATAGTTATGAGGGTGATTATAATCCTTTACATGATCATGGCACAAAATCTGCTATGGGATTATCGTGTATTTTTTATATGAAAGTTCCAGAGCAAATTCAAAAACTTGGTAATCCAGATGAAGAGTTTGCTGGACTTAATCATTCTTCTGGTGCTGTTGATGGATTTACTTATTTAACTTGGGGTACAAATGGTCATAGAGATGTAAATATGCTTAGGCCTGTTACTGAGGAATATATTCAACCAGTAGAAGGAATGTTAATAATGTTTCCAAGTTGGTTGCGACACAGCGTTAATCCATTTTTTGGTGAGGGTGAACGTAGAACATTTTCTGCTAACATTAGTATTAATCCAACCAATGAAGGTTCTGTATAATGGAATTAAAAGCACACGTTTGGTTTCCAACTTTAATTTGGCAAGCAGATTTGCCAGACAGCCAAAAACCAGTTCTTTCAGAAATGAAAGATTATATTTTAAATATTAAGAATGAAGAGCCAGATGGTGTTAAAAAAACTAATTATGGTGGATGGCAAAGTAAAACTTATTCAGAATTTCCAGAAACTTTTAATTTATTTACTGATAAACTTAATGCAACTATTAAAAATTGTGCAAAACAAATAGGTGTTCCAGAACTTAGTTTAAAAAACTATTGGAGTAATATTAATACTTTTGGTGATTATAATACATTACACAATCATCGCGGTTCTATATTAAGTGGTGTTTTTTATGTTGATGTTCCAGACGAAAATATGGGAAGTATTAATTTTTTTAGAGATGATGATATACAATATTATTTACCACCTTTAGAAAAATATAATAATTTTACTGGAGAAAAAGCAACTTATAAACCAGAAAGTGGAAGAGTATTAATATTTCCATCTTGGTTAAAGCATTCGGTGGATGGTTCTAGAAGTGAACAACAAAGGATTAGTATATCCTTTAATTATGGAGTTTGAATGAAATACAAATATAATGAAGATACGTCATTAAAAGAACTAAAGACGTATATTGACTCAACTTATGATGCACACTATAGCAAGGACAAGTTTCAAGCTACAGAGTTTATTATAGATGGTGGTCATGGTGAAGGATTTTGTATCGGTAACATACTAAAGTATGCACAACGATATGGAAAAAAGAATGGCAAGGACAGAAAAGACTTGTTAAAGGTAATACATTATGGTATAATAGCATTATACATCAACGAATTGGAGAATCTAAATAATGAAACTAAGTAATCATACAACTTCTGTATTGAAGAACTTTGCTACTATTAATCAAAATCTAGTGATTAAGGAAGGCAATACAATTACAACAATGTCTGCAATGAAAAACATTGTTGCTAAGGCAGATGTGGAAGAAACATTTCCACAAGAAGTTGCAATATATGACTTGAATGAATTTCTTGCATCTATGTCTTTATTTACAAGTCCTGTATTGGAATTTTCAGAAAATCATGTTATGATTACTGAGGAAAATAATACTTCAAATTCTTTGAAGTATTTTTATTCTGATCCATCAGTTGTAACAAGTCCTAGTAAAATGATTACTATGCCGTCTCAAGAAGTTACTTTTACAATGAGTAATGATGATTTATCTAAACTTAAAAAGGCTGCTGGTGTAATTGGAGCTCCAGATATGGTTTTGGAAAAGAATGGTAGTGGTAGTTCTCTTACTGTAAAAGATAAGAAGAACGATACTGCAAACAACTATTCTCTTGATGTTGATACAAATGGTGAAGGTGAGTTTAACTTTTTCTTTAAAGTAGAAAATATGAAACTACTTGATGGTACTTACGATGTTGAAATATCATCTAAGAATATTAGTCATTATACAAATAAAAGCTCACCTGTTGAGTATTGGATAGCACTTGAGCCTGAATCAACTTATACAGTTTAACTTAGGAAATTTATATTATGGAAACTTTTTTGTGGGTGGAGAAATACCGCCCAAACGCTATTCGTGATTGTATCTTACCAGACAATTTAAAGAAAACATTTACAGAATTTGTCAATGATAAACATATACCAAATCTAATTTTATCAGGTGGCCCAGGCGTAGGCAAAACTACTGTCGCCAAAGCAATGCTTGAAGAAATTGGTGCAACGTATATGATGATAAATGGTTCTGAAGAATCTGGTATTGATATATTACGAACTAAAATTAAAAACTTTGCATCCACTGTTTCTCTTGAAGGTGGACGTAAATATATTATCTTAGATGAGGCAGACTATCTAAATGCTCAATCTACTCAACCAGCACTGCGTGGTTTTATGGAAGAGTTCCATAAAAACTGTGGGTTTATTCTAACTTGTAATTATAAAAATAGATTAATACCACCACTACATTCACGATGTAGTATAGTTGATTTTATTATACCAAAAGAACAAAAACCAAAACTTGCTCAAGACTTCTTTATTAGAGTTCAAAATATTCTCAATAAAGAAAAAGTTAAATTTGATCCAAAGGCTGTTGCTGAACTTCTAAATAAATTCTTTCCAGACTGGCGTAGAGTCTTAAATGAACTTCAAAGATATTCTGCATCTGGTATTATAGATGCAGGCATCTTAGTAAATATATCTGATTCTAATATAAATGAACTTATGCATTCTTTGAGAGAAAAGGAGTTTACTAATGTTCGTAAATGGATTGTACAAAATTTGGACAATGATCCTGTCCGTATTTTTAGGCGTGTATATGACAGTCTCTATGATTTTCTTGATGGTTCTACTATTCCCCATGCTGTTGTTATTCTTGCTGATTATTCTTACAAATCAGCCTTTGTCGCAGACCAAGAAATAAATCTACTTGCCTGTATGACAGAATTGATGGGGCAGGTAAAGTTCAAATGAGTTATGAATTAAAAGATTACTTAAATTCAATTAATCATAAGAAAGATAATCTTATGGATACTGATGATGAAATGTGGGAAAAGAAATATCCACCTTTTATTATCAACAAGTGTCTGGCACCATTTCCAGATACTATTATGCTTGTTAATGAAATGAATGTTAGAAACCATCTAGATAACAAGTTACAATTCGACTTTTTCCTAAATAGTGTTAGACCGCGGAAAAGATATACGCCGTGGATGAAGGCGAGTAAAGTAACGAATCTAGAGTATGTTAAAGAGTATTATGGATACTCAAATGAGAAAGCAAAGTCTGCTCTTGATGTACTTGATGATGATCAGATAACGGCTATCAAAGATAGCTTGAATAAAGGTGGAAGAAATGGAAAACATTAATTGGACACAGGAGCATATGCTTGAAGTGGTTTTAAAAGAACCAGATGATTTTTTAAAGATACGAGAGACACTATCTCGTATTGGTGTAGCTTCTAGAAAAGAAAAAAAACTATATCAGTCCTGTCATATTTTACATAAACAGGGAAAATATTTTATCGTACATTTTAAAGAACTATTTGCACTTGATGGAAAACAAACAAACTTATCAGAAAATGATATCGCAAGACGTAACAGAATTGCAACCTTGTTAGGTGATTGGGGTTTGGTAGAAATAAAAGGTAATACTGATCCTATAGCTCCACTAAGTCAAATTAAAATAATTTCGTTCAAGGAAAAAAATGAATGGTTGCTCGAAACTAAATATAACATAGGTAAAAAACGAGAGGGTTAGTCTTGGAAGCTTTCAAGTCATTCATATCTGAAGAAAAAGATGAAAAGTATAAAGTTGTAATTCTCACTGTTGAACATGGTGATAAGTCTATAACTTCAAAGAAGTTAGCAAAAGAAGCAACTAAACTTGGATTGCAAAATATCACCGTTCAATTTAATGGTGCTACTTTAAGATATGATGATGGTAACCATTTTATTCACGCAATGGATGATGATAAAGGTTTTAAAGTTAATTCTTCTGATACTATTATTTTTATTAGAGGTACACCAACTAAAGACAGTCATTTAGATTTAATTTCAGAATTTGAAAGATTAGGTTATTGTATAATAAACAATAGAACAACTATTAATATATGTGCCGATAAATATCGTAACTATGTTAGGTTAAAAGATTATGGTTTAACACAACCAAAAACAATTTTAATTCCAAATAAAGAAATGGTAGACGTATCACTAGAAAGATTAGATACTAATTTTCCTGTCATTATGAAAACACTAAGAGGCTCTAAAGGTGTAGGTGTTTTATTCATAGAGTCTAAAAAATCCTTAGATGCTATTGTACAACTTGTATATAAAACTGATGAGAATAGTGATTTATTAATTCAAGAATATATTAAAACAGACTTTGATGTTCGTGTTATAGTATTAGCTGGTCGTGTTTTGGCAACAATGAGAAGAGATGTTGTAGAGGGTGATTTTAGATCAAATTATTCTCAAGGTGGAAATGTTTCTCCATATAAACTAACTTCTATGGAAGAAAAACAATGTTTATTGGCTGCTAAAGCTGTAGATGGTATTTTTACTGCTGTTGATTTTATTCCAGCAAAAAATAAACTAATTAATCCACCATACATATTAGAAGTTAATAGTTCGCCAGGAACAGATGGTATTGAAGAAGCAACTAATGTTAATATTTCTAAAGAAGTACTAACACATTTCTTAAATCCTGCAGTAAGATATTCTGTACCTAGTCAGTGTGGATACCATGAAGTTGTTGAGATAGAACCTTTTGGTGAACTAATTGCTAAGTTTGATACAGGTAATTCAGTGTTATCAGTATTACACGCTGAAGATATTAAAGTTTCTGGTAATAAAATAACATTTACTAGCGGTGGCAAAACAATTACCACTAACTTAGTAAAAGAATACAAAGCACAAACTGGTGCTGGTGTAGATGAAAGATATGTTGTACAATTAAACTTAACATTTTCTGGTTCAACATATGAATTTATGTTTGGTTTAGATGACAGAACTGAATTAGGAACAGATGTATTATTAAATAGATTTGTAATGAATAAACTTAATGCTATGGTAAATCCACAAAGAAAATTTTTAGTGACAACAAAGAAAGATATAGAATGAAATATGCAGTAATGTTTGAACCTTTTGATAAATTTGAATATGTATGTGAAAATGATGAAAATAATTTTTGGGTTACAGGTTCTAATCCAAAATATTTTAAAACAAAAAAAGAAGCAGAAAAAGAAGCTAAAAAATGGAACACTGGAAAAGTAGTGGAAATTAAGGAGAAAAACGAATGAGTATGAGTGCACAATTAGTAAAGGCAGCAAGAATGCATGCTGAAGGTGAGTTGGAAAGAGCCAAAACAAATATCATGGTTTATATGAATCAAAGTGTTGGTATTGGTGAACATAGTGATATTGTTGAAGCTATTCAAGAAGAACTTGATAAAATGGCTATGGCAGAAGATCGTATCGAAATGCTTAGTAAGCATTTTGCACCCACTGTAGAAGCTAAAGAATTATTACAAGAAGATGATAATGCACAATTAAATATTAATTTTGAAGATGGTGCTGTTGGAGAAACAGCTATTCCACACGGCAAAGATGTAACTATTCAGTTATAGAATAATTGCATAATAAACTACTTGACATTACAACTGAATTGTGATATATTTACATAATGAACTTCTATACAAATATTGTCCAGTGGGGCAACTTTCTTCTATTACGAGAAACTAGAAATGGCGAACGTATTAATCGTAAGATTAAGTATTCGCCAACTCTTTATGCACCTGTTGCAAAACCTACAGCGTGGAAAACTCTTGATGGCAAATATGTAACACCAATTAAACAT